AGCAGGAGGCTGTCCTGCGCGTGGAGCCCAAGCAGCTGGATACCCTGCTGCATCCCCAGTTCGACGCTGCTGCCCTGAAGGCTGCAGAGGTCGTCGGCAAGGGTCTGGCAGCTTCTCCCGGTTCTGCCTGCGGCCAGATCGTCTTTACTGCTGAAGAGGCAGAGGAGATGGTCAAGTCCGGCAAGATGAAGAAGGTCGTTCTGGTGCGTCTGGAGACCAGCCCCGAGGATATCGTGGGCATGCAGGTCTCTCAGGGCATCCTGACCGTCCGCGGCGGCATGACCAGCCACGCAGCCGTTGTTGCCCGTGGTATGGGCACCTGCTGTGTTTCCGGCTGCGGCAACGACAACGAAGTCAAGATCGATGAGGAGGCAAAGACCTTCGAGATCAACGGCCACAAGTTCGTCGAGGGCGACTGGATCTCCATCGACGGCTCCACCGGCAACATCTACGGCGAGCAGGTCGCTACCGTGGCAGCTACCGGCAACAAGAACTTCAACCGCTTCATGGGCTGGGCAGACGCAGCACGTCAGCTGCTGGTCATGACCAACGCTGATAACCCGCGTGACGCACAGCAGGCAGTGGATCTGGGTGCTGAGGGCATCGGCCTGTGCCGTACCGAGCACATGTTCTTCGCTGAGGACCGCATCAAGGCTGTCCGCGAGATGATCTGCGCACGCACCGTGGAAGAGCGCGAGGCTGCTCTGGCCAAGGTCGAGCCGTTCCAGCAGGGCGACTTCGAGGCCATGTACCGCATCATGGGTGAGCGCCCGATGACCATCCGTTATCTGGACCCGCCCCTGCACGAGTTCCTGCCCACCAAGGACGAGGACATCAAGGAACTGGCTGCCGACATGGGCATGACCTACGAAGACCTGAAGAACGTGGTTGCTTCTCTGCACGAGTTCAACCCCATGATGGGTCACCGTGGCTGCCGTCTGGCTGTTACCTACCCCGAGATCGCTGCTATGCAGACCCGCGCTGTGATCAAGGCTGCCCTGAACGTCTCTGCTGAGACCGGTCATGTGATCACTCCGCACATCATGATCCCGCTGGTCGGCGAGGTCAAGGAGCTGAAGTTCGTCAAGGACGTTGTCGTCAAGGTTGCTGACGAGCTGATCGCTGCTGCCGGCGTTGACATGAAGTATCAGGTCGGTACCATGATCGAGATCCCCCGCGCAGCCCTGACTGCCGGCGAGATCGCCAAGGAGGCTGAGTTCTTCAGCTTCGGCACCAACGACCTGACCCAGATGACCTTCGGCTTCAGCCGTGATGACGCTGCCAAGTTCCTGGGCGCATACTACGAGAACAAGATCTACGAGAGCGATCCGTTCCAGCATCTGGATCAGGTCGGCGTCGGCAAGCTGGTCAAGATGGCTGCCCACGACGGTCGTGAGACCCGCCCCGATCTGGGTCTGGGCATCTGCGGCGAGCACGGCGGCGACCCCACGAGCGTGGAGTTCTGCCACAACGTTGGTCTGGATTACGTCAGCTGCTCTCCCTTCCGTGTGCCTATCGCCCGTCTGGCTGCTGCTCAGGCTGCTATCAAAAATCCCAGAAAGTAAGATTGTTGCATGAAGATGCACTAATCGCGCAAAACATGGGAAGATAAACGTATGATAAACCCTCCCCGGTGAAACTGAATGGTTTTGCCGGGGAGGGTTTTAGTTTTAAGAGGAGAAAAAGTATGAAGAAAAGAAAAATTGATCCACTTGAAGAAATTATGAGTAATCCGTATTATCAACTACGTGATGATTATAACTATGCAGAAAAGGTGAAGGGGACTATTAGTTTTGGGCAATATAGCATGAAATATTGGGCATTAGAACGGGATATAGTCCTTGATGGAACAAAAAGTGAAATTACAGAAGAGAGATTCGTAAAGGCTATAATGGATGCACGAAAAGAAGGAGAAATATTAAATGATGAAGATGAGGTAAATGGAGCAAGAAAAATAAGAAGAAAAGTAATAAGTCATCTAAATATAATTTTTTGCGGAAAAGCAAAATGCAAAAGCCAAATTAAAATCGGAATAAATACGCAACTTACATTAAAAAATATAGTTTTCTTTAATTGGATTTTGAAAATAAACGGCAAAACGCTTGCAAAAACCATTGAAAGGATAGAAGGCAAAAAGAATGAGTTGATAACAAAAATTAGTGAATCCAGAGGTAAAACAAAGACGGTGGAAGATTATTATAGGGAACTTCTAGTTCGGGGATTAAACTCGTTAAAGGAAAATGAAATTAGTCCAAAACTTGTGGAAAAGAGAATAAAGGAACTTTATCCAGACATAAAGGAAGAACCTAAAAGTGAGATAGAAGATAGTCAAAAATTTGAGGGCTGGCCGATAATTTGGCGGCTTGGAGATGAACTTTTTGACATGGAGATGAAATATCCGCATTCAGAATGGGTGTACCAAACGATTTATCAGGACATACTGGAAAGTTTATCAAGATGCCATGAAGAGATTGAAAAGTGTGCTGATAAATTTTATGAGGCAAAGTGTAGAAAAGAAGGAAAGAAAGTAGAAGAGTAAAGATATTTTAAAATACGTTGAGGCCGAGAAAGTTAGGAGTTTCCAACTTTCTCGGCCTCAACGTATTTTTGTATAATTTGATTTTTAAAATATGAATAAACCATGAATGAAATACGCCCAAAATTTACGAAAAAGAGCTTTGAGCGGCCTAGGAGACAGAATAGGGTCATGATAAACTACTATTGCGAACGAAGTGGCCACTTCGAAACACAAAATAATTGATTTGTGAGGTATTTTACTATGACACAGAATGAATATGACAAGTGGTATCGGGAACTCAACGAAGCTCAGAAAGAAGCTACGGATGAGTTCTTTGCTTGGAAGGAGAAAGCATCTAAGGGTAAGGACTGTTATGCAGATATTGGGATTACCAGGATAAATGGGAAGGCTGAGGTTGCTCTTCGGGAAGGTGAGTATATTTCGCCGTTCAGAGGTTTCCAAATGAGCTTGAAACAGAATGGGAGGATTTTGTCAAGCTGTAATTGGAGATGTGAGGATGGAGTAGAAAAATTTCCGCTTCTGTTCAGCACAAAAACATTCAAATCTGGAAAAATAGCTGCCGGTATTTTTGTCCGAGACGGAGCAATGCAATCTCCGATTATACTTGGATGCCCGGACGATTTTGAACCGGATGCTTTCTATGAGGTGTTTGTACATGCTTGGGGAGCGGAAATGGGCTATCTTTGGGAGGGAGACGGAAAGATTCAGGGATTAACAAGAATCGACTATCTGCTCTCTGGTAATCTGGGAGAAACGCAGAATCCCATCGAAAAATTGGTCGAGCAGATGTACTTCCAGAAGACCACTTCGGAGGAAACCAACCATGAGTAATATGTATGGAAAGGACAAATTCCATGACAGGCAAAAAGCGGTATTACAGAAGTCCGCTCAAAAAATTGAGAATGATTCGGGTTGGTCACAGGATAATTTTTTGAGGGGATATGCTGAAGAAATTCTTCCGGCATCAGGAGCCGAGCTATCCTTTGGCGAACTTTGCGCAATAGGGGAGCAAGTTGAACAAGAGGCCGCTTTTTCTGCAAAGGAGGCGATGCGCAACAAAATCAAGGCAAGACGAGATGCTGAACGATATAAGTCAACAGGCACGGACAGCGAACAACGGACTCCTAATCCGTTTGAAGATTCTAGCGCAATAGCTACAGAATCTCCGAAAAATGAGGACACATTAAATACAATGAGGAAACACGCCGATGCCCAACCGACAAAATCGGCTGGGATAAAAACCTCAAAAAAACAGTCCCTTGTCGAAACGACAAGGGAACTAAAAAAGTATATCCATATCATTTCCTGTGGAGGTGTGCTGTATTACCACAATGAATATTACTACACACAGCTGGATTCAAAGCAGTTAATCAAGTTGTATCGTCAGAATGTGGACTATGAACTCAATAATGAATCTAGCCTACGTGGGTATAAGGATCTCTACGATTGCCTCGTAACAGATCCCCAAATTGAGTGCAGCGAACCGGAAGATGAACCGATTTATGCACCTTTGGAAAATGGAATCCTTGACCTTATGGAGTGGAAACTTTATCCACACAGCCCGGATCAAATAACCTTTACCTGTATTAAGGCAAAATATGATCCGCAGGCAAAGTGCCAGATATTTGAGGAATACTTGCAGCGAGTCACAGGTGGGGATTCCCTGCTGTCGGAGAGAGTTTGGATGGCAATCGGGTATTTGCTTATCTACCCTGCACGGGGAAAGTTCTTTATTTTCATGAAGGGTATCGGAAATAGCGGCAAGAGCGTTTTGGGAAGCTTTATCCGACGCCTGTACCCCAAAGAATCCATCAGCAGTATTAGACTTAAGCAAATGAAGAATGAATTTGGAATGTCTTCGTTGGCCAACGCTGTAATCAATTTTGACATGGATATGCCAAGTTCAAAAATTGATGAGGAGGCAGCTTCTCGATTGAAGCAGATTACAGGAGGCGATTCAATCAATGTTCCACGCAAATTTCGTGATGATGCGTTGCTGGAAAGGCGCATTAAGTTTGTCTTTTCTAGTAATCATCCGATTATCATCGACGGAGAAGATGATGCACTCCTAAAACGTATCATATATCTGCCTTTTAATTATGCAATCCCGGATGACCAGCAAGACCCGGATTTGGGAGACAAAATTTGGAAAGAGCGAGATGCGATTGCTACAAAAGCCCTGCGCTATGCGCGGAAACTTGTGAAACTCAATTACATCTTCCCAGAAATTCCCCAGATGGACAACGCAAAGTGCATTGTGAGAGACTCTATTGCGAAAACCGTAGGAAAATTTGTACAGGAAAGCTGCGATAAGAGCGAGTCGAAAGCAGTGACTGCTACAGAAGACCTGTATAATGCTTACTCAGACTATTGCAAGGAGAAGAATATGTGGGCGTGTAGCCAAAAGGCATTCACGAAAGAACTCACCCAAATGAAGATAGAGCATACTCGTTTCCGGTGTACAGGAGAGGATATGATTGCCCGAAAGAATCCGGTATCTGCTTTCAAAGGAATCAAGCTCCGTCCGTAACTTCTGATTCTTCGATGATACGTTATACCTCTGACTCTAAGCACCATAAGCGATAACCAAGGGAGGTATCACAATGCTGGAAATTGACGAAAAGGCGATGGCCTATTGTCTGGTGGAAGCTCTCTTTGCAGCAGGAGTAATCAACCTGCCCACTTATCAGAACTTCCTTCGGATGAAGCGTGAGCAGGAGGAAGAACCGCCTGCAAAGGCTTCGTAAACAACAGAGAAAGGCTCTGGTGGAGGATTCTGCCAGAGCCTTTCTTTTTATCCGAAAAAGCAAGAAAATGGAGGTAAAAACATGCGAGTAGCAGTATATGCTCGTGTCTCAACAGAGCATGAGGCGCAAATCAATGCGCTGGAAAATCAGTTGGAGTGGTATAAAATCGAATGTTCCCGGCATTCGGACTGGGAAATCGTGGAGGTCTACGTAGACCAAGGCATCACCGGAACACAAGCACAGAAGAGGCCAGAGTTTTTGCGTATGATGGAGGATGCAAAGAAAGGTAAATTTGACCTTATCATTACCCGTGAGGTGAGCCGATTTGCACGAAATACGGTGGATGCTTTGTCCTATACGCGCCAGATGAAGGCTATGGGCGTGGATGTGCTTTTTATCAATGACGGTATCAACACGGCTGCCGATGATGGCGAACTCCGACTGTCGCTCATGTCTTCCATGGCACAGGATGAAAGCCGCAAAATCTCAGAACGTGTGAAGGCAGGGCAGAAAATCAGTCGGGAAAGGCACATTCTGTATGGCAACGGAAACATCTTGGGATTCCGCAGGGAGAATGGAACTTATGTTCCCGAACCGGAACAGGCTGAAACGGTAAGGTTGATTTTCCAGATGTATTCGAGTGGTGAAGTCGGCCTACAGAAAATAGTCGCAGAGTTATATCGTCTTGGACGGTTGGATGCGGGAGGTCATGTTTCGTGGGACGCTTCCAAGGTGAGTCGTGTCCTGCACAATGCAACATATAAGGGATGCATTTGCTATAATAAATCCCATAGTGACGGCTACTTGACGCAGAAGCGTATCAAAAATCTGGATGAAAGCAGCTACATCTATGTGAAAGGGGATTTTGAGCCATTGGTTTCGGAAGAAATGTGGGAGAGATGCCAGCAGATTTTGGCATCGAGATCAGCACGAGTAATCGATGAAAACGGAAAAAAGCACAAGTACATGAGAAATACACCAAAATCGGTCTGGACGGCAAAATTGCGTTGCAGCTGTGGTGCAGGATTTATTCAGTTCAAGTGGCGTGTGAACCGGGATGGTGCTGTAATTCATGGATTTCAGTGCTACCGCCGTACACGCAGGCCGAGCATCAGCTACTTGCAGGAGCATGGCCTTGATTTGAGCATCAGCTGCCAAATCAAGGCTATCAGTGAGTGGAAGCTGGACTTGATGGCGGCAAAGGTGTTTGAACATCTCACATTTGACAAGGGAAAGACAGTCAAAGAGGTCTATAAAATCCTGAGCCGCTGCATGGCAGAGGAAAAGACGGTTCGTATTTCCAGAAAGGCAATGCTGGAAAAGAGCATCGCTAAGCAGAGAGAGCGGCTGGACAAGTATATTGACCTGTGTGCAGACGGCATCATCACCAAACAGGAACTTATGGAACGTCGCAAAGGCTTAGACAACCAGATCGCAGATCTGCAATCCCAGTATGAGAGCGTAGAACAGGAGGATGAACGCAGTGGAGCGCTGGACATGAATCTGATCTCGCAGAAGCTGGATGAATGGCAGCGGGCATCAAAGAACGATGTTGATCGGGAGCTTATCAACAGCTGTGTGGCGCAAATCACGCCTTTGACAAATGAAGAATTTCGCTGGGCACTCGACTTTCAGATGTCAGAGGTACGGGCGAGAAACGCCGCAGCATATACGATGGATGGCTTTGTAGAGATGGCACGCTTTTCGATTTCCTTTGAGGAGGCAAAGGCTTTTAAGGCATCCCGAAATCAGGGAATCCGCAAAAATGAATGGCAGGATCTCACGGTGGTTGTGGGAATCTGGTCGAAAACTCAAAAGTAGGAGGCTGTGTCGGCTGTGCCGGTTGTGTCAGAGATTTTCAAAACAAGTTTTATTATATCCTTATATCTCCACCCATAAAACACCTGAAAGACACGAAAACATAAGACTGATTCGCAAAAACACGGACACAGCGGACACACTTGGTACAAGTTAGGCGTATCTGAAGCAGATATAATGATATATTATACCCTTGGATAGAAAGACCAGTAAGCAACCACATCAGCTTACTGGTCTTTGATTTTTACAGAAAAACGGAGGAAAAATCAATGGCAGAAATCTTTGAAAAAGTATTGGTGGAGGTGATGAAAGCAGTCGGAAAAGGTGCTGCGAAAATCATTGTCTGGACGGCTCATCAAATCGAAAAGAAATAAGATAATCAAAAATTTTGGAGGTAAAGATTATGTCCGCAAATGTTGAAACGATGTTCTCTGTCCGTGAGACCCCTTGGCACGGCCTTGGCCGTATCGTGATGGATGCCCCTGCAAGCCGTGAAGCCTTGGAGCTGGCCGGTCTGAATTGGCAGGTAGAGAGCCGCAATATCTATTCTGGCACGGGTGCTATGATCCCCGGCTATCGTGCCAATGTCCGCAGCACCGATGATGCTGTTCTGGGTGTGGTGTCTGACCGCTACCGCATTGTGCAGAACGAAGAAGCATTCCAATTCACCGATGACTTGCTTGGTGAGGGTGTCACCTATGAAACCGCAGGCTCTTTACAGGGCGGCAAGAAGGTATGGATGCTGGCGAAGCTGCCGGAGAAGTACATCATCGCCGGAGATGAAGTAACCCCATATCTTGTGCTCTTTAACAGTCACGATGGCAGTTCTGGTGTAAAAGTCGCTATGACCCCGGTTCGTGTGGTCTGCCAGAACACCCTGAATCTGGCTCTGGGTACTGCAAAGCGCATCTGGACTGCCCGCCATACCGAAAATGTTCTGCTCCGGGTGCAGGATGCCCGTGAGACCTTACAGCTTGCCAACAGCTACATGGGGGAGCTGGGCAAAGGTATCCATGAGCTGACCACCATCAAGCTGTCTGACCGCAAGGTGCAGGAGTTTATCAACGAGTTCTTCCCCATCACGGAAGACTTAACCGATGGTCAGCGGAAGAACAACCTGCGCTTGCAGGAAGATTTGAAGGCTCGCTATTATAATGCACCCGATCTGGAATGGGTCGGCAAAAACGGCTGGCGGTTCGTGAACGCTGTTTCCGACTTTGCTACCCATGCAGACCCCATCCGTAAAACTCGCAACTACAACGAAAATCTGTTCCTGCGCACCGCAGAGGGCAATCCCATGATCGACAAGGCTTACAAGATGGTGCTGGCAGCAGCCTAAAGGAGTGAACTATGAATGATGTGAGCAACCGGGCTGTCCGGGAATTTTCTGAGTTCCTTGACCGCATCGAAATCAATTTTCCAAAACCTACCTGCACCACAGCATACGAGATCACGATGAAAAGCACCATCGTCAGTGCCCTGATTACGCTGGACACCGAAAAGCAGATGGACGAGCGTTTCTGGAACCATCTCCGGGTGCAGCGGAATATTCTGGATTTCCTGTATGCCCTCTGGCTGGATGATGACCGTACCTTGGTAGACGAGTTTTCCACCATTATCAAAGACTTGGTGGAATATGATTTCTCCATTGTAGAAGAACAGATGAAAGAGAGGTTGAACATTGCATGAAAAGGCTTGTATCTACATTGAATTTACCCAAAGAAGATTGGCTCCGTTACCGCAAATGCGGCATTACCGGCACGGATGCCGGAGCTATCCTTGGCCTGAATCCCTACCGTTCGGCATTTCAGGTTTACCACGATAAAATCAGCGATACCATTGAAAATATCGACAACGAAGCCATGCGGCAGGGTCGTGATTTGGAGGATTATGTGGCGCAGCGGTTCTCCGAAGAAACGGGTTTTAAGGTGCGCCGTGCAAACGCTATCTACCAGAGCGAGGAACATCCGCTGCTTCTGGCAGACTTTGACCGCCTGATCGTTGGACAGAAGGCCGGGCTGGAGTGCAAGACAGTCTCGCCGTTTTCTGCGGACAAATGGGCAGATGGCAAAATCCCGGCTCACTATCTGGCGCAGGTTGACCACTACTTAGCCGTCAGCGGTTTCGACTGCTGGTATGTGGTGGCTCTGATTTTCGGCAGAGAGCTGGTGATCCACAAAATCGTGACGGATAAGCAAGTGCTTTCTGATCTCATTGATGAGGAAGAACGTTTCTGGACGAACCATGTTGTGCCCCAGATTCCCCCTGCACCTAACGGTTGCGAGTGTGACACCCAGCAGATCAACCAGATGTATGAGGTGGATAACCGGGATAAGACCGCTGACCTGAGTGCTCTGCATGGACTTCTGGATAAGCGGCAGGAGCTTTCCGACCAAATCGAGCAGATGGAACAGGAGAAAACGGCCATCGAGCAGCAGGTCAAGCTGCAAATGCAGGATGCTGCCTATGGCACAGCACCGGGCTATAAGGTATCGTGGGTATCTTCCGAAAGCAAGCGTGTGGATTCCCAACGCCTGCGGAAAGAGCAGCCGGATATTTTCAACCAGTACAGCAAAAATGTAAGCAGTCGCAGGTTCACCATCATTCATGCGGCATAATTGTATGGCGGCAGGGAGCAACTTCTCTGCCACCTTTTTTCTTGGAGGTTTATTATGGCTACGGAAAATCCATTCGTAAAATTATTTGCTATCGACTTCAAAGATCATCTGGAAGTCAAAAAGTCCGGCAA